GTAGTAAACTGAAGTTCCTTTGGAATTATCAGTTTCATACCTTTCACAGCAACTTTCAGACCACGCTCATCGACAAATCCTGCGATATCAATAAGAGCCTGTTCTAGACTGGTCTCATTCAAATCAGCGGCTGTCGTAAGCTCGTTCCGGAAAGTGTTACCGTTAGCCAGTGTATGAGCAGTGGAACAGAGTTCCAGCCCATCACCACCCGTATAGGTGCTGTCAAATGCATTGTTAAGAACCGCTGCGCCTTTGACCTCTTTGGTCTGACTCATGCTTCTTGCCAAAGCCCGTGTGTACCGACCAGCCAATCGATCATAAAGATTATCTTCGATTGCCTCTTCGGTGATGGAGAACGCAAGTGCGATAGTCTCCATAGTATAACGGGCAGTGTAGACTTCTTGAGCGTCATCATAAGTGATGGCGGTTCCTTCAGTCTTCGTTGGCGCTGAACCAAAGCCACTCAGCATGACCTCTTCTTCAAAAGCACGGTCAGAGTTCTCCATATTGAAGATATCTTCGTACTCTCGTCCGTATTGGTCATATTCCAAACCAAACAAGGCATTAAGGCCGGGTTCCAGCTCTTTGACGAGTTGTGCTCTACTAATAGCCATTATTCAAACCCTCCTATATGCCAACAGTGGATACAGTACCACCAGCAGCAGACCCGTTAGGACTGTTGAAGTGGTTGTTCACCCGCACCAAAACGCCAATACCAGAAGCACTGAAATCTTGGTTGGAAGCATCCTCAACCCATCCCAATATCCTCAAATTCAAGGAATTGGTGGTATTGATTGTGGAAACAGCCATCGTACCAGATGACATACCAGTAGTAGTACTTCCACTGGTAGCTGTGGCAAAGTTTGCGTTTGCAAACACCCCGGCTCTCGCCGTTGCTTTGCTCGTCCACGTAGCATCAGTAGCAACTACAAATATTTGGTTTGGATCATCCGCGACCCAAGCCTTTATCGGATGATTGCTATCAGCCCCCGAACCGGGCCAATACTGTGACCACGTGGGTTTTCCAGTGGTACTGGCGACATATTCACAACCCATGAAAGCGCCAAGCAAACCAACAGTCCCTCCTGCGGCATCACCTGTTAAATCAATGTATCCCGTACTCAGGGGAATAACAGGTTGACCTTGATAAAGGACGTTCGTATTGCCGTTGGCAATTTCATACATTGTATAGCCGCTAACACCAGTGGAGTTGGAGTTTTGGCCCATCTTAGCGATAGGTTTCAAACCCCACGATCCATTGAGATTAGCCATACCATTTGCTCCTTAAAGCAATTGTTGAAGTAAAACAGTAGTTCCTAGGTTTCTGTCCTAGGGCCACCAAATGTAACACGCGATTGACGTTCCGGCTTATGAATAGCCATCGAATGATGCTGCGTCTCCTTTAGGAGATCATTATCAACCGCTTGCATTGCTTCCGAATTTTGTCTCCGGAAGTAGCTAGTTCGATCATCAACAATCTCAACAGGAATACGGGCTAACAACAAACCTCCAACACCGAAAACTCCTTCGTACTTTCCGCTATCCATCGTAGGAGCCTCAAAATCAGGGTATTCTTCCTTGCGGACCAATTCCCACCCTTCTCGCATACGGGCAGAGATATTTTTCCGGTCGTCAAATCCCCTCACTTCAGCCCTAATCCAGCGGTGTGCGAAACCTTCTGGGGGTGGAGGTGCGTCTAACATAGACGGTGGTTGCCAAGGCTTACGTCGTGGTTTTGAAGCCCTGGTCTCAGCAGCGCGGGGAGTGCGATTAACTTTTTCCGTAGTCATGTCGTTCTCCATCAGCGTTTGTATTTCGCGTACTCACTAAGCGGCACTCCGAGTTTATTTGCTATCGCAACTTCACTAGGAGAGAGTTTTACTGTTTTGCGTCCAGAATTACTGGAACGAACGGCAGAGGCAACGGCCTGTTGAGGGCGGCGTCCTTCTGATACAGAGACGGACTGTTCCACAACAACTTCACTGTTGAACTTATGCGGAAAAGCATCTCTAAGTCTTTTATCAATCTCATCATAGTATTCCGTAGTGCTAGTGTCAAAGCCTTCATCTTCCACCAAAGTTCTATGGATTCCGAAGGCTGCAAAAGTCATGGCGTCATCTTCTCCAAACCATTTATTTTTTGAAGCCCATGATTCTGCTCTCGGATCCGGTCGTACAGGTATTTGAGGTGCCTGTTGCATCGGAACGCCCGCTTGTGGATGTTGGGCGGCTTCCTGCATACGTGTCTGTTCCGCCTTGGCCGCTCGAACGCGTTCCTCTTCGATGGCTAATTGAGCAAGTTTTTTGTTCAGATCAACTTGTGTGCTAGTATCATTTGTAGCGATGGCGGTTTCAAGATCTTTGGTAATAGCGTCCGTTTGAGACGTAATTCGATTCCCGTATTCGCTCACATAGCCAACATCCAGGCTATGGACGCGCCCTTTAAGAGTGCTGTTTTCTTGCTGAAGACCCTGGGCGTAGGAAATCGCGGCCTGTTGCTGTCTTTCCGCCTCACGGGCCTTTTTGGTTAACTTATCTATGCGCTTTTGAACCTTGGCGCTGTATTCCTCATGTTCACCTGAATCTTCTCCAATAGAAGAAATAGAGTCTTTGTCTATTTCAACCGCTACCGATTTTCCTTCAGAAGGAAGGTCTACCGTATCTTGTTCTAGTTCTGGCATGGCTTTTCTCCATGTTTAAAAATGCAGGATATCTTCAGGATCCTGGATGACAGCTATTACTTCATCGTCGTTTAGAATTCGAACCTCACCGCCGTCGATCTTGAAACGAGCACCCGAATATCTCCCAAAAATCACCCAATCCTTTTTCGCGCACCAAGGTTGCCAATTCTCCTGGGGGTCATCTGGATTTCCAAACTTATTCCTATCCTTATACGCTAACGGGCCAACCGCTAGAACATATCCACAGACCGTAGCTACGGATTCTCTTTCAATAGTCTGGTCTGGGAGGAGCACCCCTCCTCCTGTTTTTCCTTTACCCCGATAGGGTAATATAAGAAGTCTCCATCCAGTAGGTTTGGGAAGCCTGTCTAGCGAGCTTTCGTCCAACTTATCCGGATCAAGGATCTTTTCCTCACGATTTACATAAGCTTTTTTCAATGAAACAACCTTGGCTTCGTTATTTTGCGCTTTTCCCGAAGAAATAGATGTATCCGCCATTAGACTTCCTTTTCCAAAATATCCCTCAATTCCCGGCCTATATAATCCAAAGACTCCAAGGCACCAACCAAGTGCTTATATTCTTCCATGTTTTTTATATTCCCTTCTAACACCATACCTGTAATTCTTTGCTTTCTTTCTTCAATGGATTTAAGCAAGTGCTCCGCAAGCAGGATTCCATCCATTATTTTGAAACTCCTTTATCCAGCGGGATCCTCGATGCAGAGAACCTCCCAGATAGTATTATATTCATCGCCCCAGCGCATTGTTTCTTCCTGATCGCCGTCCCGGTATAAAAAGGGACCCGGTAACTGGCTACAAGGAACATAATCAATCCCTATCAGAAGCGGAGAATTTCCGGCGCAACCGCCTACGAAGATCAGGACTGCCCCTAAGATCGCGGATAGCCTTACTGGCTTTATCCATCTTTGAAGTAGCATCCTGTAAGCCCTTGCTTATTGCCCTTGCTTCCCCGGCATCCATTAATTGTTTCTGTTGAATGATACGCGCTACTATCGAACCTAACTTTAAGATGCCCCTGAATAAGGCAATCCAACCCATTAAGGTTATCCTTTCTCCCGGAGTACCATTGCTACAGCGGCTGCTACAGCGGCTAACGCCCCAAACAGCATCGTCCATTGTCCTTCGTTAAACCCCATGACTCCGAGACTTGCCAGCATTGCGGCTACCCCCGCATAAGTCGATGGTTCGCTAAATCGAGCTAAAATCATCTTCATGATCTTCTCCTTAGTCATATGTGTAGGATTTGCCGCGAAGCGCGGCCCCGGTGCCTTTTTTAACACCCTTTTTTACCATGCCTTTTTCAGTATTAGGCGTAGCCATGTTCTTGGGTCCGTTGTAAGGAACAGTTCCCTGACCCTCGATAACCGCACCCTTGGCGATAGTACCAACAGAAGGCTG